TAGGATACAAAGGTGGTTCATATCTTGAGTCTGGATACGTCTACGCTCCATATGTACCGTTAATTGTTACTCCAACAATCTTCGCACCAGAAGACTTTACACCAAGAAAAGGTGTAATGACTCGTTACGGAAAGAAAATGGTTCGCGCCGACTTCTACGGAACAGTTACTTGTTTAGGAATGGATGTAATCTAATCCAAACACCTTCTGGTGATTTAATAAGAGGCGTCTTCTTCGGAAGACGTCTTTTTTTTACATTTGTATACTTTTTTGAAATCATTAAGATAATTAATAAAGAGTCTTTTTTAAGGAGAAGGTATGAAATTAAATAGAAAACAATTAAGAAGACTAATAGAAAGTCAGTTTTTAAACGAAATGTTTGCTGTAGACATGATGAACGACACTTCATCTTATTCTAGTTCGTCTGCTGGCATGACAGGTGTTTTCGGTGCAGATGATTACGAATTAGACGCTTTGTTTGATGAAGTAAAGACTCTATTTGATAGACATATTGAAACACACCCTTTGTTTGAATCGTTTGGTAATGATAACGACCTTAAAAGGCAAGCAAAAAATATGTTAAATAAACCTGAAATTCAAGACGCTGCCAGAGAAATTGATGCACAAAAGTCTAATAGTAATATAAAGAAAATTGCTGTTAGAATAATGATAGCTGCAATCGCTTCTTTAGTTGCTGGTGCTGTTGGCGGTGGAATATTTGGCGCAATGCTTTACGTTATGACAAATATTGTACTTACTCCTGATTCCGGGCACGACTACTATAGAGCGGAACAATTGGGTGGTGAATACGGCATGGACGGGTATAATGAACTAGTATCTGCAAAAGCATCTGCTGCCATGTCTTTCGGTTTTAAAGTTGCATTTGTCTGTTGCGTTGTTTATGTTCTTTATAACCACTATCAGTCTTATAAAAATAATTACTAATTAGTATACATTTTCTGACTGCTTATTAATATAATTCTGTGCACAACGCACAATTTCACACATTACATACACACAGGAGGAAATATGAGTGGAAATCCTTACGACCTGAGAGCAGGTTTATTATCACAAGCACAAGGTATCTTGCAAAACCAGTACCATCAAGAAAACGAAAGACTTCGATATCTTTGTGATCGAAATCTATTAGATCCAAAAACTGTGACGTGGCCAAAAATGCCAACGTCTGATGAAATCATTGCTGAGGCTGAAAAACTATATAAGTTTGTACAAACAAAGTAATTTTAAACATGCTTGATAGGGAGTATAGTTACTAATAGGAGGTAGCTATGCTCTTTTTATATTTTTTAATAGCATTTGCGTTAGGACAAGAACCAGAAATACAAGCAGACGAAACAATTGTTGTCGAAGCACACAAAGATTACGAGGTGTATGTTGCACCGACGGTAATGGATATTCAATCAACTGAAGTTGAAGCGGTGATGGCGAAGAAAACTGTATTTAGTTATACATCACGATATTCAGGACAAGCAAAAGTTAAGAATGAACGTGGCACGGGATACGAGTATGTAACTAAGAACCATAACATTAAAGTATATGATGAAGATACAATAGAGTACATCTGGGACAACTGTAATTATAAACGTGACGCTAAGAAGTGTGCTTATTTAAACAATCATATGTTGTTAGAAACAATTGTCACTGTTGATGACCACCAGATTGTTGTCAATATGATATTGTATGATTCTGACTTGACAGTTTTAGGTACATCAGTTTATACAAGTAATTCTAAGGTTAATTGGATTCGACAGCAAGAGACAACAGTAATTCAACAGCAGGGATTGATGGGTAATCAAACAATAACACATCAACCAAAAGAAGAGTTACCGCTAAAGTGGTTAATTCCAACAAATTTATTGGACAAGCATATTTGGCAAGCTAGTGCATTGCTTTGGACAGGTGTCAGACTTAATTGATATATTGATACCAAGAATGACGCTTTCTTTTGTCTAGATAATCTTCTTCATACATTTTTCTGTATGCTTCTTGTTCAAAAGGTATGTTCATGTAAGCATCATCGTTAGACATTCCTTTGACTTTACCTTTTAACCAATACCATACATAGAGAATGTAGAAGAATATCACCAGAAGTTCTTTCTGTTGCTCTATGTGTATCATTTCGTGTCGTATGGTTACATCAGACATTTTATCTCGAGATATAATAAAAGGAAAGAGAGTAATCGCACTAATATTAATAAAAATCGATAAAAGAGTGGGTATTTTACTATTTTCAATAATAATTGGCTGCATATAATTCTCCTTAACTTTCTTATTTTAGTGTATAATTATAATGTGATAAGTAAAAAGCATTTTATCGTGGAGGAAAATAATGCCATTAAAAAAACAAGAAACAGTTGCAAAACCTGACGTATCTGCTGTAAAGATTAGCAAGTTAGAATCTGCGGTTAAAGGCCTGGAAGCAGAAAATAAATCTTTAAAAGCAGACTTAGCAAAATTATTAAAAAGATTAGAGGAAGTTGAAGCGAAGGCTGCTGCTCCTGTTAGCACAAGAGATGATGATTTACGTAAAAAGCTACTTGCTTGGAATCCTAAACTGGTAGGAAGAATTTAATCTTATTTCTTGCAACATGTAAAAGAGGGGCATCACAGATGCCCTTTTCTTTTTTAAAAATTTGGAAATAAAATGAAAATTATTTTTGCATTAATATGTCTATTTACATGTCATATTTTAGCATGGCTTCAGGTAAATGGTCCTATCTTTAATGAATGGTGGAAAAATAATATTTTATTTAGTGCATTTGTATTATCACCTATTATATTTTATTGTAGTTTAACATATTGGACAATAACTTACGAATGGTTGCAGGCTGTTTGGTCAGTAAAATTTATTGCATATGGTGTAAATATTGTAGTTTTTTCCGTTTGTGCTTATTATTTTCTCGGTGAATCGTTATTTACTATTAGGAACGTTGTTAGTATTGTATTTGCAACGTTAATGATTTTATCACAAGCATACTTACCAAAAAAGAGCATATTCGATGTCGGACGAGAAACCCAAGAAAATGTCGACGTTAGCAATAGTGCTGATCGTTCTGATTAGCGTGTGGTTCGCCTACGAATTTTTACGGTACGATATTCAATGCTTCTGGAGAAAATACAAGATAGATAAGATAATTAATAGTATCTATAATAAAGGAGTAGATTTATGTCGTCGATTAATAGAAACAAAATCAGAAAATTGATTTTAAAAGAGTTTAAAATGATGGGTATGGCTGATATGGGTCATGGTGGTTTAAAACCTATGGGAATGTCACACAATCCTGCAGGTTGTGATGCATGTGGCATGTCACCTTGCGGTTGCGATGAGCATGATGACATGGGCGAAGATGTGTTAATGCCTCAACATTCAATGATGTCACACTCGCACAATAAAGGGTCAGTTTCACGTGAAGATTGCTGTGCTGCGATTATGTGTTTGGTTGAGTGTTGTGAATGTCCAATCACAAAAAGAATTATTATGGAATGTTGCCAAGACATTATGGCAGGCGCTTACGATCATAAATGAGAATTACTCGACGCCAACTCCAAATGTTAATTCAAGAGGAGATACGACAGGTTCGCCCGGGTTGCTATAAAGTATATCCGAAAAAACCAAAGCGTGGTAAAAAGCGTCGAGAAGCACTATCTAAGAAGTGCAAGTCAAAGTCGGCAGCAAAAAAGCATTTAGCAGCAATAGAAATTAGCAAAAAGATGAATGAAGGTGACCCAGCCAAAGGTACAGGCAAAAAACCTAAGGGTAGTGGAAGACGTTTGTATACTGATGAGAATCCCAAGGATACAGTTTCTGTTAAATTTCGAACAAAGTCTGATATACAGGACACCCTGTCAAAGCAAAGCTTTAAGAGTAAACCTCATAATCGACAGTCACAGATAATTAATCTTATACATCAGCGCGTTCGTGCAGCATATCAAAACGCAAAAGACCCTGATACAAAGAAGCGTCTCAAAACAGCATATGACTACGCGAAAAAGAGAAAAGAAGCGAGCAAGCGTAAAACACAAAGAATGAGGAAGAAAAGTGAGAATCAGTAGAAGACAACTAAGATATCTTATAGAACAACAAGTTACTAAAGTAATTGTGATGTCAGATGAAGATAAGAAAAAGCTTGATGATGAAAAAGGTGATGTTGAAGCTGAAAAAGAAAGAATTGCAACAAAACTAGCATCTCAAGAAGAGGACGGACCATCAAAAGAAGATATCAAAGCTGCAATAACAGAACGATTAGAAAAGATTGGATTCTATAAAAAATATAGTTATGGATTAGATGACATACCTGACAAAACAAAAGCTCATGATGCAATTATAGGTCATACATGACTGACTCATGTTAAGCGGAAGGATTCTGCTATGAATGAAGTTGGTGAAGTGCTTTGGCATAGTCTAGACGAAAGTGGTCACATTGCAGTATATGATGTCGAGTGGTCTGATGGAACAGTTGAGCGAGATATACCTGCAATACTACTGGAAAAAGTAAAAGATAGCGATGATATTGAAGAAGCACATGAAGCACACGGTGTAGAAGGACACAGGTTAGATTCAGCTATTGATGAGCGAAAGTATAAGAAAAAGAAAAAAGCAAAAAAACGTAAAAAGAAAAAACATAGTTTGTACCCATATGTATTTGGGTATGGATATCACAGAGACGCCGAAGATTATGATTATGATATAGGCGGTGATTTTGGAGACTTTGGAGGCGGCTTCGGTGACGGAGGCGGTGGTGGAGAATGAAACTAGATAAAAATAGACTACGTAGAATTATAAATGAAAGCATTGATGAGAATCTGGCCAATGCGATGAAAATAAAAACAGACTTGCTGTCAACTTATGATCGTTCATATGTTGCACAAGCATATATGCTGTGTGATTCATTAGGACTTAATTTTGAACAACTAGTGAGAGAAATGATAGGTGAAAAAACTGATAGTGTAGAATTTCAGAATCACGTTCATGAATGGGTTAACGAGTTATTAGCAATTTTTCATACTGGTAAGCAAAACGACTTTTACATTGAGGATGAAAATTTAGAGGCAGATGTTCAAATGGATTTTGCATTTAAAACTATCGCTGACATAACTAAAAATCTTGAAGATTATTATGTCAACTTATTTGTAGCGATAGGACAAGGTCGATAAAATAAATTAGAAAACCGGTTTTCAAGAAGATATATGTAATTGGTCCGTAAAGTTGTAGTTGAGTTAGCCTATATATTAATAGATACATAGAGAGGTAAAGACGTGGCTACATTTGCGAACACAACATCCCCAACACCATTTGGAATATATGATAATGAGTCAGACTTCCAGTCTGATGCTAATAATATGGTCACTTTTGTTAAACGAAAATTAGGTGATGATGTTCTTTCAGTTGAGTTGACAAAAAAGCAGATATGGGGAAATTTTGAAGAAGCAACCTTAGAATATAGTGCGATTCTTAACCAGTATCAAGCAAAGTCACAATTGGTTAATTTTCTTGGTTTTGCTACTGGTAGTATTATGAGTGGCAGTGAAGAAAAGTATATTCGCGAAAATTTAGAATTTTTAAATCGTTTTGCTGAACCTTACGCTATGGAAGCAGGTATAGGAGGTTCTTACAATTCTTTATCGGGTTCAATTCAATTAGAAATAGGACGTCAAGATTATAATCTATATACTGAATTAAGTGGAGCAAACGGTGGGCTATTTGACAATACCAAAGGCAAGCTTAAAATTGACGAGGTTTTTCACTATAATCCTCAAGCTGCATATAGATTTTTTGATACTACTTCAGCGATAAATTATTTAAATAATGAATTTAGTTTTGAATCATTTACACCTGAAACTGTTTTTTATATTCTTCCTGTTTATGAAGACTTACTTAGAGGAGGCCAATTAGACCTTTCTAATCGTGTTAGACGTTCAAACTTTTCTTATAAGATTATGGGTACAAATTTTAGAGTATACCCAATCCCAACGACTGAAAAGAAATTATTTTTTAGAATACGTCAATATCCAGATCCAACTCAACCTTCATATCGAGATGATACAATTCACGGTGTATCTAATATGAACAATTTGCCATTTGGAAATGTACAGTATAATCGTATTAACAGTATAGGTCGCCAGTGGATCAGAAGTTACACTCTTGCTATTTCAATGGAACAATTAGGTTATATTAGAGGTAAGTTTGGAAGTATTCCTGTGCCTAATTCTGATGTCACTCTGAATAGTTCTGATTTGATAAGTAATGGTAGAACAGATAGAGATGCATTAAAAGAAAAGTTAAGGGAATTACTTGATTCAATGACATATGATAAATTAATGGAGATACAATCAACGCGGGCAGAAATGATACAAAAACAATTAAAATATGTACCGGTTCCAAACGGTAAAGCTATTTTCTTAGGATAATATATGGCACGCTTATTTATAACACCCAGAGAAATGAATTTTATTAACGATATTGCTAAAGAAGTAATTAAAGATGTTGTAGGACAAAAAATTTATTTATTTCAGATTAGCGAAATTAAATCAAAAGTACATGATATCTATGAGGAAAGTCCAGATAAAGTATTTGAGTCGCCAATCGAACTTGATTGTTTAGTACAATACAAAGAACAAGAAATAAGGACAAATCGTTTTGGTTCAGAAGAGTACTATACAATTGAAGCGTATATACAGTCTAGAGATTTGCTCGATAAAGGTGTTGAAATTTTAGAAGGTGATTTCTTTTCTTACGGGAGTACTTTTTTTGAAGTAATAAAAGCGCCGCTAACTAACACAATATTTGGGCAAATTGAGCACAAAAGATTTATTACCATTACCGGTAGACAATCAAGAAAAGATCAATTCTTATCAAAGATATTCGGTCCTACATCAGAAGAGTACACAGATAGTGACGCAGTTCAAAATACTTTTGTTCAACAGCGCGGATTTTCAGAAAATAAACTTGGAAAAACAGGCGATGTTAGAGACTTACAAAAAAATGGTGTGTTAGAGAAACCAATTACAGGTCCTAAAGAAGTTTCATCGAAAGGTGATAATACTAATGTTGGTTCTTCATTTTACAGCGATGAGTAAATTATGTCTAAAGTTAGAATTCCAAAAAAGCAAATAGTAATTAAAGATTTTGATGGTAATAACGTACCTGAAAATTTTGAATTTCCTACAATAGGTATAGAAAATATTGATAGAGCAGTTTTTGATTTATTTGAGAAAAAACTCAATTTTGAAACCACTAGCAACGGTAAATCTAAAAGAGTACCTGTAATATTTGCAACGGGTGAAAGGTTCGCACTAACACGCAGAAAGAACCCAATTAGGGACAGAAATAATACAAATATATTACCATTAATATCCATAGTTAGACAAAACTTAGATATTGGTGCTAGTCAAGGTGGTAAAAAAACAGCAATATCTTTAAGAGCGCAACCTAATTATACTATTAAACGAAGGTTGTCGGACAAAGACAGAAATTTTCAAAACTTAATTAATAAATCCGGGTTACGTAATCAAGATAATGTAGGTACAAACAATAATTTTATTGATACTGCAAATCAATTAGTAGCACAAGAAGGAAAAACATCATCAAGAAGAAACAAACAGAATTTAAAATTTAACGAGTTAGCTACAATAAATTTGTCCCCTAACATCAACACAAACATATTTGAAATCATACAAATTCCGTACCCTTATTTTGTTGCAATGACGTACAATGTCACTTTTTGGTGCCAGTATATGCAACAAGGTAATCAAATGATCGAGTACTTGCTTAATAAGATTGATGTTCCAGGTGGTGAATTTGCAATAACAACAAAAGAAGGTTTTGAGTTAGTGGCATTTATAGGTGATAATATTAACTTTGAAAACAATTTTGACAGCATGACAGATGATGAAAGAATAATAAAATATAGTTTTGATTTGACAGTTCCTGGATACCTTTTAAACTCTAAATTGTCAGGTTTACCTGATCAAGTTAGAAGTTATACTTCAGCTCCCGTGATTGACTTTACATACAGTGATATTAACACACCCGTGAGCTTAGATTACCAGCCTGAAACAAAACAAGAAAATTTAGAGAGACATGTTTTGTCTGACTTAACAAACACTGATAGTTTAAAACTTCAGAGAGGCGAAGAAAACGGCACAATTGAGCGTTTTGTTGAAAATCCTTTTAGTGGCGAAGGGAACACAGAATTTTTAAGAATTAAAAATGTAAATTCTCGTACAGGTGAATCTGTTGTGTCATCAAGAATTATTAAGGAAATTGACCGTCAATACGAATAATTAAAATTAGGATATTACAAGCACAAATGAATACTTATATTGGTAAGTTTAGGAGAGATTAATGGCAGAACAAACATTTAGATCTCCGGGTTTTTTCGAACGAGAGATTGATTTAACTCAGAGAACAGTAGAAATCGAAGGTGTACCTGCAGGAATTATTGGGACTGCTACTCAAGGGCCTGCTTTTGTTCCTGTCACTTTAGGTTCATTCGTTGATTTTGAAAATAAATTTGGAACATTAAATAAAGACCAATTTGGTCCTTATGCAGTTAAAGAGTGGCTTTCAAATAGAACAGCTGTCACTTATATTAGAGTGTTAGGTGCTGGAGCTGCAAATTCTACAGGTGATATACAAACAACACTTTCACAAGGAACCGTTAAAAATGCAGGTTTTAGAATTAAAGGTACAAGAGTTAGTACGCGAACAGGGAATGACACACGGCATGAAGGTTCTGTTCAATTTATTGTTGCTTCTCATGATGTAAATGAATATGAATCAGCAGGGTATCCTTTATTTACCGATAGTGATTCTTTTGATTCTTCAACGACAATCCGATTAGTTAGAGCAATGATTTTAAATGCCACCGGTTCTAGAGTTGCTTTATTAGATTATGACCAATCGTATAGTGAAACAAATATTAGTAATGATTTAGCAAAAATATCCCAATATACAAATACTACTGAGGATGGGACATTTAAACTAGTTCTTTCAAGTGCGCTAGGTTCTTCTTTTGGAAATGATGAAAATAAGTCCGGAATAAGAATATATA